GGCTTACTTCTATTGCTAAGTTGCGTGGCAAGCCACAGACGGTGGTGAACTCGGCGCATGAGTTGTCTCTTGCTGTTCGCCAGTTTGAGGTGGTGGCTCCGATTTTGCAGGAGTATTTTGGGGCGACATTGAAGCGTGCCTATGGCCGTAATACTTGCGACATGCCTGATGGTTCACGGTGGCTTGTCAAGGCTGCAACACCCTCGGCTGGCATGGGCCTTAGCGCAGATTTTATTTGGGTGGACGAGGTGTACGCAGTCGAGGACAATGTGCTCGCCCACTCGCTACGGCCAACGATGAAGGCACGCAACATGCGCACAGCTGGTGGCTCACCGATCATGTTGATGACCTCGACTGCCGGTACTGAGGCCTCGGTTGCAATGTTGCGCTACCGAGAACAAGGCCTACAGCTCATTGATGATAAGCGTCAGGGGCAGTTTTACTTTGCTGAATGGTCGCCACCCCCAGGTGTTGATGTTATGGATACACGCTGGTGGGGCTGGGCTAACCCTGCACTCGGTGTCACCCTTGAGCTGGAGTCTTTACTTGCCGATGCTGAACACCCAGATAGATCATCTTTCTTGCGTGGCTCACTCAACCAGTTTGTCAATGCCGATGCTTGCTGGTTGCAACCTGGCGAATGGGAGCAGTGCCTCTCTGATATCCCAGGGCCCGAGGGTGGCTGGATAGCCGTGGACACCAGCATTGATGGCTCAAGATATTCTGCTGTTCGCGCAGCTGTTGATGATGTTGGCGTAGCACATATCACTGTTGAGTTTGTGGTTGGTTCATTGCCTGAGATGCAACAGGCTCTGCTGAAGGCCTGTGAAAATCCCTTGATCATGTTGGCTGTTACACCACCATTAGAAAACCATGTGCCCCTGTCTTTAGAGAGGCGTAAAAAGGTAGTGGGCTATGGCGAACTAATGCGCTATACATCGCTAGTCAAAGGCATGATAAACGACGGCAGGCTCGTGCATCAGGGGCAACAAAACCTTGCTGAACAAATGAACAGGGCAGTAGCAGTCACCCAACAGAACAGCCTCGTGATTAGCAGTAAGCGTTCACCTGGCCCTGTCGAGCTGGCACGCCTCACCATTTTTGCAGCTGCTTTAGCGTCTCGACCAAAACAAGGTGGTAAGCCAATGCTCGTTGTGGTAAATCGCTAAGATTAGTTCTGGTGCTGCTCTGGGCTTTCTGTCGGGAATTGCCTAGGGCAGTGCCACCCCCCACCTAGAAAATGTGAGATAATCCCAACATGGCGCTATTCAACCGAGTAAATAAAGCAGCAATCTCACCTGCACCGGCGAAGGCTGCAGCCTCTGGTGGTTACTCACCTAACCAGGCTGGCGTGAATCTCATCGGCCAGTACTACACATACCTTGAAGGCCCAGCACGCAACAGAGCTATGAGCGTGGCAACCATCTCACGCGCACGCGATCTTATGGCCTCGGTCATTGCTTGTATGCCTCTCAAGATGTATAACGAAATGTGGAATGGTGATGAGATGGAGCAGGTAAACATTGCCCCACGCTCTTGGCTACGCCAACCCGACCCGAGCGTTACCTACCCATTCCTTATGGCGTGGACATTTGACGACCTGTTTTTTTATGGCCGTGCTTTTTGGTATATCACAGCACGCACCCAAGACGGCTACCCCACAGCTTTTACACGTTTACCAGCAGGCTCGATTACCACCACCGATCAAGATGGCCCTGTGTGGTTTGCCCCATCAAAGCAGGTTTACTTTCAAGGCAACATGCTTGACCCTAAAGACCTAGTGCAATTTCTTAGCCCTGTGCAAGGCATTGTTTACATGTCTGAACAGACCGTTGCCACAGCACTCAAACTTGAAGCAGCACGCTATCGAAATGCTGAATCGTCAATACCTGCTGGTGTTTTGAAGCAAACAGGAGGTGAGCCTTTGAGCGCCACCGAGCTTGCTGATCTAGCGTCAGCGTTTAACGCTGCACGCGCCACCAATCAGACAGCTGCACTCAACGAGTTTTTGAGCTACACCGAGACAACAGCAACCCCCGACAAAATGCTTCTAATCGATGCAGCAAACTACCAAGCGCTTGAATGTGCACGCCTCACAAATGTGCCCCCCTATTTGGTGGGCGTAAGCACAGGCTCCTACTCGTACCAATCATCTGAGCAGGCCAGAGCAGACCTTTACATCTTTGGTGTTAAGGCCTACGCCGACTGCATCGCAGCAACACTTAGCCAAAATAACGTTTTGCCTCGAGGAACTTATGTAAAGTTTGATGCAGATGAGTACCTCGTTGAGAATTACGCAGCCGACAAAATGGACAGCCCCGACATGCCCCAAGAAAACACCCAAGAGGAATTAGCATGATCAGGTTTAACGCCACAGCAATAAGCATCGATGCAGCAGCAGCCGATGGCACCCCACGCCGAACCATCACCGGTATTGCAGCGCCATACAACGTGGTAGCTACAGTCAATGACGGCACCGAAGTTATGTTTGCCCCAGGCTCACTACCTGTAGATGGCAAAAACCCCAAGCTGTACATGTACCACGACAGCACCCAAGCCATTGGCATTGTCACGGCACGCGAGGACACCCCAGACGGCATGCTTTTTACAGCAAAAATCAGCACCACAGCGTTAGGTGATGAGGCACTTGTTTTAGCAGCCGATGGCGTGCTCGACTCAGTAAGCGTTGGCGTAAATCCAACCGAGTTTGAGATTGACCAAAACGGCGTAATGATCGTAACTGCAGCAAACTGGTTAGAGCTCTCATTAGTGCCACAGCCAGCGTTCGCAGGTGCTACCATCACAGATGTAGCAGCAAGTATCCCCACATCAGATGAGGAAATGAGCGATAATACAAAAGAGGAAGCCGACACTCCTGAACCCCTAGAGCCACAGGAGAACCCAGTGTCAGAAACACCAGCCCCAGAAGTAATCGAAGCATCTACACTTTTTGCTCAGCCTAAGCGCGAGTTTGCTATGCCATCAGCATCAGAAGTGCTCGCTGCATACCACATCGGTGGCGACACCTACGCCAAAGTAAATGACGCTTTTAAGCAAGCACAGCGTCGTAACCAAACAGCATTGCAAGCTGCAGCTGGCGACATTGTCACAGGCGACACCCCGGGCCTCTTGAACCTCAACGTGCTCGGGACTCTCTTTCAGGATCTGAACTTCGTGCGTCCTGTGGTCACAGCATTTGGCGCTCGCGCAATGCCAGCAACACCATCACGCCAGTTCATTCGCCCAACGATCACAACTCACACCAGTGCAGCCGTACAGGCCAACCAACTTGATGCAGTATCAGCAACCACAATGGTCATTGCGTCAAACACAGTTACCAAGCAAACTGTCGCTGGCCAAGTTACGCTTTCACAGCAAGACATTGACTTCACAGACCCTGCAGCATTGCAGCTTGTATTGAATGACCTTGCCGGTCAGGTCATGATCAAGACTGACGACATCGCAGCTGATGCTTTGGTTGCTGGTAAGACAGCATCAGGTTCAACATGGACTATTACTGCTGGAGACCCAACAGGATTATTTACAGCTCTGTACGATGCAGCGCGTGAGATTGCAGAAGATTCAAACTTCTTCCCAACTCACCTTTGCGTTTCACCAGATGTTTGGGATTACTTGGGCCGTCAGACTGACGCAGACAAGCGCCCTGTCTTTGGTTACAACGCAAACGGCATGATGACCACCAACTCAATTGGTAATGTTTCAGGTTTGCAGTACACCAGCATGAATGTGCTTGGCTTGAATGTTGTTGTTGATAACAACTTTGCTGCAGGCACCATGCTTGTTGTGTACGCACCAGGCTTTGAGATTTACGAATCAGGCGCACAATTGCAGAGCTTTGAAAACCCATCTACATTGGGCCGTACGCTGTCTATCCACCAGTACTTCGCAACATTCGTGGCAAAATCAAGCTTTATTCAAAGCATCGCAATCGGTTAGTCCGAAAGGTAATAGCCAATCATGGCTGTTTATAGCGTCATCTTTCATCAGCGTCTCAATGACTACGCTGTTGTGCAAACACTCGAGGCAACCGACATTGCCATCGGTGAATCAATAACCATTGCTGGCGTGGGGCATCAGCTCAACGGCACACACACTGTTTACGCATTGCCTCAATACCTTTTTGTGGGTGTAAGCGATGAAGGCGACATACAACTTGACGCAAACGAGCCGATACCTAATCAGGTTATGTTTTATGATGCCGATGGTGATCTAGAACGCTCTGCAGCAATTCCACCTGGCACGCTGACCTATACGCAAACATGCACCTGGGTAAGTAGCGCCAATGTGCAGTTATGGCTTGGCCTTACTAGCCCTAGTGCTGATGAGACAACCTTTCTTGCACAGTGCGTTTCTGCCGGTAACCAGGTTGCCTATCGGCGTAGGCAAGAAGCAGGGTATTACGACAGCCTTAGCACTAGCCCATCTGGCGATTGCACGCTCGGCACAATCATGTTGGCTGGCGCTTACTTCCGTCAGCGTGGCAGCATTGACCAGTTTGCAAGCTTTGATGCAATGGGGCAAGCAATCACCACCAATGCGTTCACACCGATGGTGAAACAGTTGCTAGGTATCGATAGGCCTGCTGTTGCGTAATGGCTTACACAGACCTATTCAATGAGGCCATAGACGACCTAGCCACCACCCTTGCCACCATCACAGGCCTGCGAGTAGTGACAGACCCTCGCAACCTCAACAGCAACTGTTGCTTTATCGATGCTCCTACCTTTGAAGCTTTCAATAACAAAATCGTCACTATGCGTTTTCCTGTGCGCGTCATCGGTATAGGGCCAGGCAACCTAGATACGCTCAGGCCATTGCTTGCAATCGCAGCTGCACTACTTGACAAGAATGTTGCCGTGACCGATGGCAGGCCAGGGCTTGCCAGTATCGGTGGGCAAGAGTTCCCTGCCTATGATCTGCAAATATCTCTGCAGGCTGCATACCTATAATGCTCACCTGCCCTAGTAAAATCTGACATAATAAAAGCATCACTGGTGGCCGACAACACCTAACACAAAAGGACTGAAAATGGCCACCAGCACCACCACCTATCTCACCAATCCAACAGTGACCCTCAACCCAGCCACAGGTGGCTCCATTGTTGATCTAACTACGCTTTGCTCATCTGCCACATTGACGGTTGGCTACGACTCGCTTGAGTCCACCAGCTTCGGCGATGCAGGCCATGTGTTTGTAAAAGGCTTGCAGGCCGTAGAGGTAACCCTCACGCTTTACGCTGCTTATGGTGCATCATCTGTTGAAGCCACCCTTTTCGCTGCAACAGGTACAGGTACCTCAGTGCTTGTACTTTCACCTGCAGGTGCTACAGAGTCAGCGTCTAACCCTGAGTACACCATCACCAATGCAATGCTGTCATCGTTCACACCAATCACAGGCTCCTATGGTGAGCTCTCAATGATTGAGGTGACATTCACCGGTGGCACATTCGCACGCGACATTACATCGCCCTAAACCCTAAATAGAAAGCAGGCCCGACATGCAACTAACCATGCGAGTAAACATCGGCTCGGGTGACTACACAGTTACCACGAACCTTTACACCATTGTTATGTGGGAGCGTAAATACAAACGCAAAATTAGCCAAATCCAAGAAGGTGGCCTCGGTATTGAGGACTTGGCTTATATGGCTCACGAGGCAAGCAAACAGCAAGGCTCAGTAACAGTGCCTCTCATGCTCGATGATTTTATAAAGCAGCTTGTAGATCTAGAAGTAATTGAGCAACCAGATGCAAACCCTACCGAGGTGGCACCTACCGACATTCCCTAGCAACACTGCTAGTCGAGTGTGGCTGGTGGCCACCACAAATAG